GTTGATCGCTCTGATCCGCTGTTTGATACTTCCAAGAACCGGGATCACCCGAAGCATCTTTAAGTGATCCCATTTCTGTGATTCCCTTGTCCATGTATCTTCTGCCACCTTCTTCGGTGCGATGACAAGAACTTTTCTGACTGCAAACCGATTAAACCTCAGATCATTGACTGCTGTCAGTGTGATCACTGTCTTTCCAAGACCCATGTCAAGAAACAATCCTAAGACCGGATCCGTGATCATGCGGTTAATACAGTATCGCTGATAATTGTGTGGTACGAATTTCATATCATGCCTCTCTGTTCTAACTCTGTAATCTTGTCCGGGGCCTTGCCGGGATTCCATGCTTCGATCTCCCAGATTACTCGGTCAATGTCTTTTTTATTATCAAGAACAGTTGCATAACATCCTGTCGCCAAGATCTTACGGATCTGAACTTTCTGAAGCGGTGTTGTTTTTTCTCCCGGACGTTTCAATTCTACGAATCCAGATTTTCCGCCTTGAAGGATTACAACCCTGTCTGGTACTCCAGCATTGCCCGGGGATACAAACTTATACGCCATACCACCGACCTCTTTTACTTCATCCCTGAACTTGGATTCTATACTGCTTTCTCTCATATCATTCTCCTTTGCTGTTAACGTGTTTACATATTGCCCCTATATATATACGCGTGTATGTGTGCACATGGGGTACGTTATACTATTACCCTTTATATTTTATTTTTAAAGAATTTAATGTTAACATTGTTAACAATAGCTACAACCATTGAATTTACTGGGTTTTTGGTGTTAACTTTGAATGTTTACATAATGTTATCTTTGTTAACAGCCATATTTTTTGAATGTTAACAACCGTTTGCCTTTTTACCCTTTGTTAACACGGATATACCCTCTTTGCGATCCGTACGGACCAACTCTTACAAGTTGTCTTCTTTCCCAACCTTGCATACAATTTAAGATTCCATTGATTTCTATAATATCGTGTCTTTTCATCTGCTTTAGATCCCCTCCGAAGCACTCACACCATACTTCAGCCGCACATATTCGGTCCCTTTCTACTAAGTTGCTCTCATCTTTTACTTGAAATTCACTGTTGAAAAAGGACTTTCTCTGCGCAACACTCTTCTGTGCCCAGTCTGTTGGAATCTTCTTCTCTAGGAACTCTCTGATCACCCCTTCTTTTGGAGATGCTTCTCTGTAAGTCTCCTGTTTTTCCTGCGCCACTTTAGCGACATCTCCGGACATATACAGCGGCTCTCCTAACATCCATCTCGCAGCTGCTTCTGCCCATACCTGATCAACTTCTGCCGGCAGTTCCTGAAAGATGTTCTTCTTTGGTTTCTGCTTTCCAAGTCCGACCGGCCAGAACCTTCGGTTTCCTGTTCTGTCCTTTAAGAACTCTTTATCGTTCGTAGTTCCTACGATAATACAGTTTCGTGGAAAATTCGCAGTCCTGCGCCCATACGGCATACGATAAACATCCTCTTTCTTACTTAAGAACTGCTTGACTGCATTCATCTCTGATCTGTTAAATCCAGTTAACTCTCCAGCTTCAATGATCCAGTAGCCCTGCACCATCTCTGCTGCATCTTTCCCTTCAAAGGTACTCATTGAATCGGAATACCAGTCTTTGCCCAACATTGAAAAGAACGTACTCTTTCCAACACCCTGTGCTCCCGACAGGATCAGCATATAATCAAATTTACATCCTGGATGCATGGCTCTGGCAACCGCAGCACACAAAGTCTTTCTTGTTGCTGCACGTACATATTCAGAGTCCTCTGCCCCGAAATAATCGATCAATAGCGTATCTAATCGTCTGACCCCATCCCAGTTAAGGCTTGTAAGATACTCACGGATCTTATGTCTTTTATGTCGGTTTGCATAGATCGCCATGCCGTCTAATATCTTCTTTTCTCCTGTAATCCCGTAAGTCTTCTCCATGTAATGTCTTAATCCGGCATCATCTTCGTCGGTCCATGCGCGATCCTTATAAGGGAACTCCGGATGAAATTCCCACGGCATCGATCTGCAGACAGTTGCTCTGTTCGCAAATTCATCATGATATAATCGATCCTTTAAGTTTGGATCGTTCTCCAGAATGATCAGCACGTTATCGATCGTCTTATTCGGCATTCCTGTCTGTGAACTGCAGCTTAACTTTTCCATCCAGTCAAGATCTTCTTTTGATATATCCTGTGAAAATTCGGACTGTGCACGTTCATATCGTTCTGCAGTAATGACTTTTGCAACATTTGGCTGTTCCATCGCAAACTCACACATTGCAGAAAAGGATGGAAGCCTTGTGATCGGCGTTCCTTCCTTTGATCCATAATCAAGTTCATAAAACTTATGGATCCGGACCAGATCAAATGCATTGCATAATCTTCCACCTGCAGGATCTGTGGCATGATGGCTGTATAAGAATAATCCATCCTCATATAACACGGCTCCGCCAACTGTCGAACCCTCTGTATAGGTATAACGGCCCGGATGCATATCACATGGCTCATAGATACCACCTAAGAACGCATCCATTGCCTGCTCTACTGTATAGGTCTTACAGAATGCACCGACGATTCCTTTCTTTTCTAATGGATTTCCCTGTTTTTTGATACTGCGGTCACGGAGCTTTACCGCTCCTGGAACTTCCGGCCACTGTGTGATATCTCTCCAGTTATCATATGTTGCAAGCATTCCGTCTTTACTTAAAAACGGCTTGTCTGCATAGCAGAATCGATACTGACTGTCCTTACTGCAGCTTGGCCAGTACATCAATCGAACTGTTTCGAAAGTTGTCGGGTCAAAGATGCCCATTCCGATATACTCCGCGGCACGTCTTGCAATCGGCTCATATTCATCTGGAGAAGCAGGCTGATCCAGTGGCAGAATGATTCGAAGTCGCGGTGCTGCTTCTTCATGCTTCCTGGTACTGTAGACCACATAAGAACAACCAAGGTTTTCTAAGATGCCGATCACCTCATCAGTTCCACCCGGTTTTATATGGTCGGCATCAAGTGTGATCAGATAGCGATAACCGGCATTTTCATTTCTTCTCTGTTCTCCGGAAAGTTCCCCACCAACGAAACCACCGACATCCTTGATCTCATCTTGTTTTGCTTTGCGGTAACCCATATACTCTGCCAGAGTTTCTTCTGTCCTGATCGGATGTTCAAGCTTCTCTACAAAATCAGACCAGTACATCTCCTGTTTCAGCCAGGTCTTTGATCTTCGGCTGCTTCCCGTTGATATTTTAATTTTTAAGTCATTCTGAAACATGCCGTTCTTCCTACTCTTTCTTATAGAAATCTCCTGTAAATCCATCTGCGTTTAACGGCAGCCCTTCTGCCCACTCCGGAGCCCTGCACATCAGATCGATGGCTTTCTCCAGTGTCAGATCAGAACCTTTTGGCACTTCTGCTATGATCTCATCGTGGATATGAAAGTTGATGAGATAACCACCGAATAACATATTTCGGATCGCATTCGCCAGCAGATCTCTTGCCACTGCCTGTACAATATTCTCGACTAGTTTCCCACCGTACGTTTCAAGTCTCTGCCATTTCTTCGTTCCATCGATGCCCATGTATGTGATACTCTTATTTCCCCATGCATTCTCTCCGATTTGCGGGTCTGGATAAAATAAGCATCGTCCGGAAGGAAGTTTGATCATAAAATAATCTGCATCTCTCATAAACGTGATCCCATGCTGGATCTGGTTTGTTGTTCCGAGTGTTACCGTCTCGATTGCACAATTCTCTACCGTATACCAGAAATCCTGAATCCGTTTGTTCGCTGTCCTCCATCGGTGTACGATATCCGGAAGTTCTTCTTCCGTAAGTCCCATCCTTAATGCTCCCATCTGGATCAATGCTCCGGTACCACCTTGGTACCCGAGAGCTAATTCTGCGACCTTTCCTTTTGCCCTGAGTGCATATTCCGGATTTCCTTTTTTGATCTTCTCGATCGGTACGTTAAACATACTGGAAGCTGAGGCTTCATAGATCTTGCCGTGAGTACGGAAGACTTCCAGTCTCCAATCCTCTCCGGCTAACCAGCTGATCACTCTCGCTTCGATCGCTGAAAAGTCTGCAACTACGAACTCATATCCCTCTCTAGGTACAAATGCTGTCCGGATCAGCTGTGAGATTGTATCTGGCAGACTCCCATAAGTCAGTTCCAGCATCGCTGCATTTTCCTGTTTTACCAGATTCCTTGCCAGTGATAACTCCGGAATATAATTTCTTGGAAGGTTTTGGACCTGCACCAGACGTCCTGCCCATCTTCCTGTCCTGTTTGCGCCATAAAACTGTAATAATCCACGGACTCTGCCATCCTTGCAGACTGCATTTTCCATAGCTGTGTATTTCTTCACGGAACTCTTGGCCATCTCTTTACGTTTCTTCAGAACATAATAAACTGCGGGGTTTGCTTGTACCTGTGGAGCTTCTAACAGTTCGTTCACTGCTTCTTTCCCTAACTTATCGATATCTTTTCCTAGCTGTTCGGATAACCACTGTTTTAACTGGGCAACACTGTTCGGATTGTCGATTCCAGAAACACGACGGATATCATCTCCAAGCTTTAATGCTGCCTGATCGCTTAATTCCAATGCCCCATTGATCAGTGCAAGGTCCAGCTGAGTCCCCTGTTGATTGATAGTCTGGTCATAATGCCAGTTGGTCCATTCCTGCGTTGGAACTGGATAATCCTTCAGATGGTCCTCGATCGCACGTTCCACTTCCACATCCTGTTTGCAGTATTCCTTAAACAGATTCCATTTCTCTATATCATGTTCAGGAAAGTTTCTTGTGCGTCCGCCGTTTCTCTTTGTAGGCTTGCATGGTACACAAAAATAACGGATCAGTGCTTTTCCAACCGCCATCTTTTGCTTCTCCTGAGGGAATCCCATTGCTTTTCCAACTCCTGCAAGGGATGCCGGATACCCACAGTAAAGAGAATGGATCATTGTACACTGCCACTGATCCGGCCAGATCTCATAGAACTGACTTAATGCATTGATCTCAAAGTTTGCATTATGCGCCATCTTGATCGTTGCCGGAGCTTTCAGATCATCAATCACTTTTTCCGGAAGTTTCTCTCCCTGTGCAAGATCTATGATCTCAACTGGTCCATCATCATAGGCATAAGCAAACAGTAGAATCTGAAAGTCCGGAGACTGTACATACTTGTACAGCCCGGACTTTGCAATGTCTACACTACTATAAGTCTCGATATCGATATGCAGGATGTTTTTCTGCGGGATCATAATCCCATAACTCCGCCGCCATTGATCGGAGCCCCCGTGATCGGATTAATACCAGTGACAGGATTCACACTCTGCTGTGTAGCTGCAGCCTGTGTGTTCATCTGCGGAACTGCTGCAGCCTGGACATTTGACTGTGGCATTGGTCCAAAGTCTTCCGCTGCTGTTGTTCTTCCTGTTAATGGATCACCTTCTCTTGTTTTCTGGACATTGTTCAGTCCGCATCCAACACCTCTGTTTCCATTTGTGTTATATGGGAAAAAGTTTAAGGAAACTCTTCCGTAGCATCCGGCATATACTTCTGCAGGATTTAAGATTGCCTGACAGTTTGCATCGACAACTTCCGGTCTCTGTTTACTGGATGCTGTCATAACCATATGTCCTTTGCACTCTTCTCCGAATGGCTCTCCGTTTGGTCTTGTTCCATCTCCATCATGCATCGGGTTCTTCAGCATTGCCGGCATCTGACCATTGAATTTTGTAGAGACACCTTCCTGTGCTGCAGCCTGCATTGCTGCCTGGATCGCATTGATCGTTGCTGTGTCTGTCTTAGGGATCAGGATCGTCACAGAATATTTTTCTTCCTGTCCTGGATTGTTCGCATGTGGCTGAAATACGTGTGGAAATGAAAATCTTACTTCACCTGTTGTTACTTTTGTATTACTCATAATTTTTTACTCCTTTTATTTAAAATCTTCTGCTGCTGTTGTTTTCGGGTTATAGACCGGACGTTTATCGGATTCCGGTGCAAGCGTTGGCTTCCCATTTGGCTTTTGGATGAACTCCCCGCAGATTATCTGGAAGTCTTTCTTTCCGACCATCTTTTCAAGATCTGTCAGGGTAAGCTGTGCCCTTTCATACAGAGTTTCTTTTGGAAACCCATTTTGTTCTAGGACATCCGCCATCTTCTCGTAATCTGTGATCATGCGATTGCTTCTGCCCTCAACGATCTTCCATCCTGGGATCTCTCCGCCATCGATCAGTTTTGTCTGTGCATAGGACTTTAATTTTTTATGCCAGGCACCCAACTGTTCTGCTTTTGCAAGGGCTTCTCCCACCTCTTCGTCTGAAAGCTCCGGTGGAAGTTTTGTTTCATAGGTTTCCAGAAGTTCCAGATTGTCATAAGCTCTCTGTCTGCAGTTTAAGACTTTGCAGAATCTGCAGTGTTCCCCGGAACGAAACTCTCCTTCTCCTTTGTATGCTAATTCAGCTTTCGGTTTGACTACGACATTGCCCCATGTTGTCAGTTCTCTTTTATTCGTTTTCCATGTGGAAAAGTTATTGAGCCTTGGCTGTACGATATGAAAAAAAATGTCCTCGATCGGATATAAAAATCCGTAAGCCTTTAATGCTCCTAGTGCATATAATCCCATCTGTGGATTCCCACCTGCATTTACTGGAACACCTTTTCCATACTTAAAATCAATCACATGCATAACTGACCCACAGATCAGGATGCAATCTGCAGTACCGAATCCCTCCGGCACGTACTCGTCAAACTCAACTCTTTTTTCCACCGCCATATATGGTTTTTCAGGAAGGCTATTACTGAGTGTTTCCACATAATCAACATACTGATCTGTGAATCCCTGCATCTCTTCCTGATACATCTCATTCTTTTTAATCTTGTTCATTCTTCTGGTATAAGTTCCAGTCTTTAAAGAATCTGCTGTCAGTTTTAACTCACAGATCTCATGTGCCAGTGTTCCTTCTTGGGTATAAGAGGTCTCTGTATCTGGAAGCTCATCACACAGTTTTGCGGAAGGAGTACAGTGGATCCACTGCACCGCTCCGCTTGCTGATAACAAAGCATGTTTTCTTTTCTTCGCCATCTTAGATCACCGCCCCGATCGCTTTGATCGCAGATGCAAACTCTCCATATTTCTCCTGTGGCAGATCCATCAGAGTCTGTGCACCTAAAGTTGCCAGCGTATTCTGGACATCCTGCATCTTTCCGGCATCGATCAGACCTGTCGCTGCGACTGCCAACTGTTCCATTGTATATGTAGGCGTTGCTGTGGCTGTTGGCACTGGGTTAACCGCAGATGCTGCATTTTGTGCCACGGGCGCTGCTGGTACAGGCTGTACTGGTGGCGTGCTTGGTACAGTTGTAGCTGCTGGCGCAACTGTTTCCGTTGGTACAACTGTCTGTTGCACTACGGGTGCTACCTTTGTTGCATTTACCTGTGTTCCCTGTTTGCAGTTTCCTGCGGCCTTTGCCAGCGCAAAGATGGCATTTGCCAGATTGTCAAGCCCTGTTACGTTTACTGTGATTTCCATTATTAAGTCCTCCTAATTCTTCTTTGTTTAATAGATACCCGATCCCCAAGATTTGAAAGATCAGGTTTGTATCAAGATCCTGTCCAGCTTTATGCAGCCGGACAAGAGTTTCAACCCTTTCATAAGATGCAGCTAATTCATCGTATACTTCACGACTGATCAGCAATCTATCTTCCTTCATCGTTTATATCCTTTCTACTTGTTTCTTAAACCCACACTCTGTCGTCATTCGCCACTGTACTGCTTTTGAAATCTCTTTATCTAAAGGATCTAATTCTTTGGACAATGCGTTCGCTAATACTCTCAGAGATGCTACGATATAAGGTAGTGTTCCTTCAGAAACAGGTGTTACACTATCTGATATTTTAAGAAGAATGTCCCTACATACTTCCCCAACAATATCGTTTACTTTATCTCCCTGATTGATTGCTGCACATTTGTATGCTTCTTCTATTTTTTTTTCGCACTGTAATAAAAACTCTTTTGTCATTGTTCCTTCTCACTTTCTGTGCTATAATGCACTTGTGTTAAATTATTTATATCCGCACCTTCTGGAGTTGCCGCTTCAGGGGGTGCATTTTTCTTTCATCAAGCTCTTTCAGAATTTCTTTCTCATTCATCAAACCTCTTCACTCCTTCCTCATAGATTACTGCTGTGATCAAACACACCGCTGCTAATTCTTTAAAGATTCCCATTGCGATCAGCACCGCTGCTGTGCAGATCATGGCTTTTGTCTCTGTATGCATCTTTATGCTCCTTTCTCAAACGCTTATCATTTCAGTTGCAAAAAACTTTTTTGCATTTATGAAATACCTATGCTTTTTTTCGCTTGTTCGGATTGCATATCCCCATGGAAAAATTCCTTGAATCAACCCTTTTTGTATTGATCCAACGCTCATCCCCATTAAATATGCAGCTTCTTTCGGGGTTAGTGTCTCTATTTTCTTTTTAGGAATTACTATCTCTTCGAAGTAATCCTCTGGAAGATCAAATGCTTCTGCAATCTCATTTCTTCTTGCTTTTGTCGGTTCTGAATCTCCAGACATCCATTTGCTGACTGTTGACCTACTCACACCGCAGATCCTGGATAACTCTACTTGGTTGATATTTTGATCTACCATTACTTTTTTAAGCCTGTCCTTGAACACTTTCATCACCTACCTTTCTTCAGATGGCTTAACTCTCCGTCCGATTGAGTGCTATTTTTAATAATTAACCAATTTTTGGAGGAGTTTCGGGATTATGTGGATCGGACAGAGGATTAAGCCATCTGTTGATTATCTCTACCAGTACTCTTCAAACCGTTCTCTATTCGGCTGCTAAAAACTTATTGATAAAATACTGCTGACCTTTTCCTGTAACTTTCGGGGTACGAGTAATTCTGTTACATCCGTTTCCATCAATATGGACAGATTCTTTAATTTCAAAGAGTCCCATCTCCATACTCTTTTGAGTCGGCATGTTCCAATCGTTACCTTTTTGTTTAATCAGGTAACCGTTGTTTCTCAACCATTCAAATAATCTTCTTTGTCCGGTTTCCACTCCATTTTGTTTAAGAATTTTAGCCAATGCTCCAACTAAGATTGATGTATTTGCAGCTGTGATCGCATGTCCCAGAATCGCATGTGGTTTCATTCGTTCGTTTTTCTCCTGCAACAATCTGTTCTTTTCCCTCTCTTCTTTAAGAGCTGTAAAGGCTCTGATTGCCATTTCTGGATTATCAATCAGTTCATCAACTGCATACATCCCGTGTTTCCTGATCTGTGGTAATACTTCCGCTGTTACCCAATGCTTGAATCTCTTCGCATTCGGCATCTTACTTGAAAGGATTAAGCTGTAAAGACCTGATTCATTGATAAATATTACTTCTCTATTCTGACCTGACAGAACGATTCGTTCGGTCAGCTTATCTTCTTCATCAACGTGATCTCTTACGGCCTTCGGTGTGTTTGTATAGCCGAGAATCCCTGCTGCATCCTTACCAACAAACATTACATCGCCGTTTATTGTAGCTGTTCTTACAGAACCAAATTCTTCTGATTTAAACGATTCTAATTCCATTTTTCTTTTCTCTCCTATTTATTTTGATTTTTTGTTGAATTTAATTCACTATTCTTTTTAAAAAAAATTTCGTCTCTTTCTTTTGTAGTTAGATGTAATGTTGCTTGTAATGACGAAATCTCGGAGGCCTTGAATTCACCTAATCCCTTTAATCTGTTATACAATGTCTCTCTGAGCATTCCAGATTTTTCAGCCACTGCTTTAAAGCTCATTCCAGAGTCATTAATCTTATCAGTCAAGGCTTTCATATCGACCATTTTCTTTTTCTCCTTTCTTTGTTGAATTTTAATCACACTCATAATATAACACTAGTGTGAATATCCGTCAACACTTTTTCATAATTTTGTTGAAATTCTTTCACACTCATGGTATATTAATATCAGAAAGGCGGTGACTAAATGATTGATCTATATAGGAATATTCGAAAATTTAGAATCGAACATAAAATGTCTCAAGATACACTTGCTAAATTGACTGGTTACACGAGTCGATCATCCATTGCAAAAATTGAAAAAGGTGAAGTAGATTTGCCTTTATCAAAAATAGAAGCCTTTGCGGACGCATTAAATGTTGAACCTTCAGAACTTATGGGAGACACTTGGGAAGATGATGTTATAAATTCTTCGCGTCTCGATGTCGCTGAACATTTCGACGGTGATCCCTTCTTGATAGCCAAAGCTATGGAAGCAGAGAAAAATGATGCTCTATCAAATCAACCAGAACTGAACAAACGAGACACAAAACAAATAGAAGAAATCCTACAGCAAACCAAAGACAAACTAACATCCCAAGAAGGACTAATGTTTGATGGTGATCCTGCTTCTCCTGAAGCAATTGAATCTATTCTAAACGCAATGGAAATTGGGATGGAGATGGCTAAGAAAAAGAACAAGGAAAAATATACACCTAAAAAATACAAAAAGGACTGATGTGAATGGACATAAAAAAGATTGTAAATTCGCTTGTCAAGAAACACAAAACAAGAAATCCTTTTGAGATTATCAAAGGACTAAATGTTATTCTTGTGCCAGTGCCACTTGAAGGTGTCAGAGGGTTTTATCAATATTTTCAAAGAAATAATATTATCTATATTGATGATTCTCTTCCAGAACATGAACAGATTCTTGTCTGCGCCCATGAGTTAGGCCACATGCTACTGCATAAAAAGGCTAACGCTCTCTTCATGGATACGTATACTGGATTTAACACCACAAAATACGAAAAAGAAGCTGATTTATTTGCTATGGAACTTCTGGTACCTGACGAAACATTCTTAGAATATCAAGAATATACAACTGAACAAATTGCACTCGCTCTTGGGTACACTGAAAAACTAATTAAGTTAAGATTAAAATCAAAATGAAGGGAACATAATGGGGTTATTAAATTCAATATTTGGAAACAACGAATTAAATGATAAGATTCAGGAATTAGAAAATTCTAATTTAGAAATGCAAAAAACAATTGCTAATCTTGAAATCGAAAAAGCTAAATTGGAATCGAAGCTTACACCTGAAATGTTGGATTTGGAATCTTTACAAAAACAGATTTCTGAATCACAAGTAAAATTTGCTCATGATAAAATGGAACAAGAACAAAAGCTTTCAGAACAGTATGATAAGTACATGGAAGAAATTTCTAAGCAAAAGTCACTTATTCTTGCTTACAATGACGAAATTAATGAGCTAAATTCTAATATAAAAGAATTGAAAAATGAACTTATTACTTTCTCTGATGAAGTTCTTGTTCAGGATTTCGGGTTATATGAACCACGCTACTCTTTTACTAACGCTGATGCTTATAAAGCAGAGCTCATAAATATACGAAACCAGCAGAAAGCAATGATCAAGGATGATACAGCTGTATCCGGGAACATAGGATGGCAAGTAAATGGTAGTGAAGCCAAAGGACGAAAGTTAGTAAGAGACATGCAGAAGCTACTGCTTCGTGCGTTCAACAGTGAATGTGATGAGATTATTAGTAAGGTAAAATACAATAACTATGATACATCTGTTAAGAAAATGGAACGAAGTTTCAATGCTATTGCTAAATTGGGTGTAACAATGTCAATTGCCATAACCGCTCATTACTATGATCTGAAAATTCAAGAGCTTAGATTAGCTCTCGAATATCAGATTCAAAAACAGCGTGAAAAGGAACAAAAGGCAGAATTAAGAGCTCAACAGCGTGAAGAAGCTCGATTACAAAAAGAACTAAAAGAACAACGTAAAAATATTGATAAAGAACGCAAACATTACGAACAAGCCCTTTCTAATATCAATCATCAAATTTCAACCGCTTCTGATGACAATATAGAAGATTTAAATCAAAAGAAAGAGGAAATCATACAATCTCTTTCCGAGATTGACACTAAAATCAAGGATATTGATTACAGAGAGGCTAACCAAAAAGCTGGTTATGTATATGTAATTTCTAACATTGGATCATTCGGTGAAGGTATTTACAAAATCGGTATGACACGTAGATTAAATCCACAAGATCGTGTAGATGAATTAGGAGATGCTTCTGTTCCATTCAAATTTGATGTACATGCAATGATCTTTTCAGAGGATGCTCCAGCATTGGAAGCAGCCTTACATAGAGCTTTTGAAGATCGTAAATTAAACCTTGTAAACCAAAGAAGAGAATTTTTCAGAGTTTCCTTAGATGAGATCAAGGATGTTGTTAAGAATAATTTTGATAAAACAGTGGAATTTGTTGATGTTCCTGATGCTGATCAGTACAGAATCTCCCTGAAACTACGAGAGGAGGAACATCAAGAATGAGCATCTTTGATTTTTTCAGAAAGTCGAAACCCGAAGAACCTAAGCAAGAAGTTTTAGATGAACCATCAACTCCTAACATCGCCTTGGATTCATCATCTTATGTCAATGATTCAGAAGTTTCCCTAAAAAAAAGAGAGTTTTATACAGCTGTATTCCTCGACAGATACAGTACTGGAACTCCGATCATGGACGACAACGAATATCCAAGATACTTCCAGTATGATTTTGAAATCAAAAGCCCATCTAAATTTCATAAAAAATTAGTCCAAGATGGTTATTATAAAGATGCTGAATTGGTAGATATCTTGCGTTCTTTAAGAATACCAGAGTTAAAAGCTCTGTTAAGAGAATTACGTCTACATGTATCAGGGAACAAAGAAGATTTGATCAATCGTCTATTAGCTACTGATTCCTCTGATGAATTAATGCATATTTTAAATGCTGATCATATAAAATTTTATTCTCTATCTAATAAGGGAAAATATTTTGTGGAAAATCACAAAGATTATATTGATCTGTTTAACCACAGAATCAAATTAGGGATAGGCATTGACGAATATATATCTGCTAAGAAATCATGTCCAAATAATTATGATTTTCATAAGATCATTTGGTCTATATTCAATGATCGAGAATTTGAATACATGAAAAATAGTAAATTCAATTTATTAACATGTAATTATCGATCTATGGCTGAATGGCTAGGTGATTCAGGTAAACAGGAAGATTCTCTTCTGTACTACCTAAAGGCACTCTACTTTGAGATTATGGCTTCAAATTTTAGCAGCATATCATTATATAACGATGGCGTATATTCTTCTACACGTGTACATTCAGATTCTTTTAATGAACCATATTTAACATATCTTGTAGGAAAAATTTATAATTTAAGAGAATTTTATTCTCAAACAATTTTTGAAGATGCTTGTGAAGTAATGAATCACTTTTATGAATTTGTCTTATGCGATAAAAATACTTTCAAACGTTTGGTTGAAGATATAATCAATAATAATTACGATCATGACAAATGGATGAAGGAATTTACGACGAATCAGATCGCACTGGCACTTGGGTATAGTGAGGAATTGATTCGGTTGAGATTGAAATAGATTTATTTTGTCAGACTCTGACAAAGCAGTAAAAAGTACAGCAGGTATAATAAGGAGTAAACATATGGACCTTACAGAAAAACTACTTGACAAATCAAAAGAAGCTTTTACCATGGCAATAGAAATATACAATAAACCAACAATCAAATATAGAATTGAAGGTTTTAGTTTCTTTATCTGCAATGCCTGGGAATTAATGCTTAAAGCTTATATGATAAAAGCAAAAGGCGAAAATAGTATATATTATAAAGATAATCCAGAACGAACTTTATCTTTGGAAAACTGTATCCAACAAGTATTTACAAATAATAAAGATCCTCTTCGTATCAATCTTGAAAAAATTATTGATCTTCGCAATACCAGTACACACTTTATTGTAGAAGAATATGAAATGGTATATGTTCCATTATTTCAATCTTGTATATTGAATTTTAATGACAAAATGATGTTATTTCATTCTATAGACATGACAGAAATCATTCCTCAAAACTTTCTAACACTGTCTGTCAGCATGAAAGCCCTGAATGAATCTGAAATAATTGCAAAATATCCTGAACAGATTGCTACAAAAATATTCAAAACACGTGATGCTATTGATACTCTATCCCAGAATAATAATGCTAAATTTGCAATCACCATAGAACATCATCATTATATTACAAAGAAAAAAGAAGAAGCTACTTCTTTTGTAAAAGTTGATAAATCAGCTGATACTCCTGTGCAGATCATTAAAGAGCTGAAAGATCCAAACAAAACACACTGTTATACTGCA